ACAACGGTAAGTGGTGGTGGCTCATCCGTTTGGTCATTGAACAGTGGAAATGCATATTATAACCTTGGTAATGTCGGTATAGGAACATCGACTCCGGCTTATAAACTTGATGTTAACGGTGATATTAACATGTCTACTGGTAGTAGTTTCAGGATTAATGGTGTCGCACAAACGTTTGGGGGTGGTGGAGGTTCGAGTCCTTGGACAACGTCGGGATCAGACGTTTATAGAAGCTCTGGTAATGTTGGTATTGCAACAACAAGTCCAGGTTATAAACTTGATGTTAACGGTAGTATGAATGTATCAGGTGGTTTATATGTTGGTTATCCTTCCCCCTCCGCTGGGACGAGTGGACAAGTACTCACATCATCTGGTGGGGGTGCAATGTCATGGACAACCGTGAGTGGTGGTGGTTCAAGTCCTTGGACAATTTCGGGTTCAGACATAATCTATAACACGGGTAATGTTACAATTGGCGATTATATTACACATGATGGTGATTCAGATACATACTTTGGATTTCCAGCATATGATCAATTTACTATTAGGACAGCTGGATCCGAAAGATTCCATATTAATTCGAGTGGTTATACAACAATAGGCGAGGATAATGATATAGGTACGGGACATAGATTGACTGTAGTTGATGGTTCGACTTCAAACAATGGTAGTTATGCGGATTTAGTCATAACAAATCGAAATGAAAACAATAACGCGAGACTACTTTTAGGTACACCGTATAATCAAGGCTCAACTTCTGGTTTTAAAGCAGCTATAATAGCCGATGGTGCTGGTAGTGCTAGTCGTTCTGATTTACACTTTTGTTTGGACAATTCTACTGATAATACGTTAAATGCAACACTATCAGACTCTAAAATGATAATAAAATATAACGGGAACGTGGGTATAGGAACAACAAGTCCATCGTATACATTAGATGTTGATGGTGATATTAATATGTCTACTGGTAGTAGTTTCAGGATTAATGGTGTCGCACAAACGTTTGGGGGTGGGGGTGGCTCATCCGTTTGGTCATTGAACAGTGGAAAAGCCTATTATAACAGTGGTAATGTCGGTATCGGAGAATCGAGTCCAGGTGCACCTTTACATATAGAATGTGCAGATACTTCGATTCCGTCCCAAAATGGTTTATTAGTAAAACAGACAAGTTACTATTACCCCGCCGCAATAGGTATACGATCGAGTAGCAGTGACCAAGACGCTTTTATTTCGTTTATGATTAATAGTGATAACACTGGTTGGTCTTATGGTGTAGATGCTTCCGATAGTAATAAAATGAAATGGGGGTATAGCACGACAAGATGGAACGATACAAGAATGACACTAACGAATGATGGTAGGTTGGGTATCAACAGGACAAGTCCAGCTTATAACCTTGATGTTAACGGTGATATGAAACTAACAGGTGGTTTACATGTAAATGGTTCTTATGGATCGAGTGGACAAGTACTTACATCAAGTGGTGGGGGTGTGATGTCATGGACAACGGTAAGTGGTGGTGGAGGTGGAGGTTCGAGTCCTTGGACAACGTCTGGGTCTAACATTTATATAAGCTCGGGTAGGGTTGGTATAGGAACAACAAATCCAGGTGCACCTTTAGAAATAAGATCATCCGGTAGTGCTAACCCGTTTGTTAATGGTCTTTTGGTGTATAATAATGCTAATTACTCGAACCAGGATTCTATAATAGCAGTTCGAGTAGGTGGTAGTAGCGCCGGAGATCCTTTTATATCATTTGATGTTGAAAATGAAACCGGTTGGGCATTTGGTATAGATAACAGTGATGGTAATAAACTGAAATGGTCCTCAAACGCTGGTAATTTAACGACTACAAAAATGACATTAGATACGTCGGGAAATTTGGGTATAGGAACAACGAGTCAAGGTTATAAACTTGATGTTTTCGGTACTGTTAACTTTACGGGTGTTTTAACAGTTGGTACTACTGCGTCTTCAGGTACAGCTGGACAAGTACTTACATCAGGTGGTTCGGCGGCTCCACCGTCTTGGACAACCGTAAGTGGTGGTGGTGGATCATCATTATCCGGAACAAATATGTTCGAATGGGGGACGGGTGTATCCGGAAAAGAAACAAACGCAGGTAAAATTGGGTACAGTACGTTTACTTCGGGTTCTAACGGCGCACTCGATATTGTAGGTGCAGGAACGGGTACTACAAATAGAAATGTTCGAATATTCGATCATCTTGGTATTGGGACAGGTTCCCCAGAGGCATATCTACACGTAAAAAGAAGAGTATCATCCGGAGAATCTAATGTATACATACAGTCATACAGTGATGATGCAGGAGATCGGGCAGCTTTATTTTTAGGTACGCCACATGTTACTGGTGGAACTGCCCAACCAAAGTGTGCTATAATAGCAGACGCAGTTGGTTATAGTCGCGCAGATTTACACTTTTGTGTTGAAACAACGAATAATAATGGTAGCGCGTATAGGGCGAGTACGTCTAACTCGAGAATGATGATAGATGGTATAAGTGGTAATGTTGGTATAGGTACAACTACACCAGGTGCTGTTCTAGAAGTAAATGGGACGAGTACAGTTAACTCGTATAGTAGCGCTATACGACGTTTTTTTAATGCTGGTGGTGTAAATTTCAGTAGTTCGGTGGGCAGTTGGGGTAATTTTAGTATACGTGCATCAGGTTCTATAGGTACGAGTGGATATTTCGTCGCACATAGTGGTACTTGGCAAGCTTCAGATTCGAGAATAAAAACAAATATAAATGATGTTACCGACGCATCCGCTTTAGAAAAATTACGTCTCTTAGAACCAAAAACGTATACATATATAGATACTAACGAACAAGGTGATACTACAGTTTATGGATTTATTGCACAGGAAGTTTCTAACGTGTTTCCTGAAGCAGTTAAAATTTCTGAAAATGTAATTCCAAATATATACGAACTCTCTAACGTATCTGATTCGAATGTTATAACGTTTACGAATTTCAACACGTCCGATCTATTAACATCTAACGTAACATCTAAAATACATGTTAGAAGTGTATACGATAAAGTTGAAAGACTTACATTAGACGAGGTTATAGATGCAAAATCAATTCGCGTTAAGGAAGATTTAACAAATATGATTGGTTCGATAGATGATACCGGAAATGTCGTTTCAGGTAATCAGGTTTTTGTTATGGGACAGGAAGTTGATAATTTTAATATACTAAAGAAAGAATACATATTTACTATAGCGACGGCCGCTTTACAGGAAGTTGATAGACAATTACAGGTTGAAAAAGAGAAAGTTTCGACGTTAGAGACACAAGTCGCCGATCTATTAGCGCGTGTTACCGCACTCGAAAACAATTAATTTTTTTTACCATTCTGGAAAATGTCAAAATGGTAGAAAGTTTTGTTTACTTACTTTCGTGATGGGAGCGTGTCCATGATTGCTAAGGCGATAACACCCGCAATAAAGAACAAAACAACATAATTACACTCCGTATCTTCTCCTCTACCAGTAGAATTTTTACGTTTCTCCTGGACTGGGACTGATACTTCTCGTGAAGGTCTCGGCCTTTCAATAGGATCTTCGTCTAATGGACAATACCCTATCATATACTATATTTTACAAATTAATTTCGACTGATTTTTTCTTTTTCCCTCGTTTAGCTTTGGTCTGGGTAACTTTAACTTCACGCAATTCCCCATCACCCCCTCCTTCGACATCACCTGGTGTTGGTGCTTCGGCAATATCAGAAATATCATCATCTTCGTCACCGTCTACGATAATTGGTTCTTGTGCTGGAATACTCGTCGTGTTCATGGGCGGTGTTGGTGGCATCATAATGTTACCCATGAGACTGGAAATATCAAACCCTGGACCTTGCATTTCGTGTTTACCATCACTTGAAGGTTCGGAACCTTGTTGTGATTTTGGTACTGTATTTTGTACCGCAGACATCATGTTTTGAACCAACCCTGGATTCTGTTTAATCACATCATTCATGTTTGGCATGACCGATTTGAACATACTATTCGTCAAATGAAACATCATCGCTGACCCACCCAGCATCATAATCAATTTGATTTCTGGGGCGACGTGCATTTTAGATCTATATTTCACGTATAATTCTTCAAACACTTCATCGTAATCGTCGACGTTTTCCATGACGTTTTCAGACCACCCGTCAAGTTGGATCTCGAATGGGTTATATTTCTTATTCATAAACTCAAGGCCTGTCGTACACGCAATAAGCATGCGTCTCGAAAACTTAACTGATTTGTCTACATCTATACTATATGTTATTCGTTTTACTTCGTTTCTAAGTTCGTCTACAGGGGAATAAGCATTCAAACGCTTGTTCACAGTAAACCCCTTTTTTTCCAAACGTCCGAGTTTGTTCACGAGATCCGCTTTCTCTTCGTCGACCGTCTTAAACCCTGGTGATGGTTTTTCTTCCTCTTCTTCCATCATATATCCACCTCCCCCACCTCCGTAGTCCATATCGGGTTCATCGTCGTATTCGTGATAATCAACGGGTGCTTCTGGTGGAGGTACAGATGGTTGTGCTTGTTTATTTGGGTTAGCAAATGAGTCAATATCTTCCTGGAAAACCTGGGGTTGTGGCGCTGTAAACTGTGTTTTCATTTGAGAAATTTGTTTTTTCACAGGCTGACGTCGAGGAACATCAATTTCAATTTCGTTCATCAGGGCCTGTTCATTATCATCAAGTTTCATAACATTCGTATTTTTACGATCAAGAATAATTTCACCGTCCATTACTATTACTATTACTCTTTATATTGAAACTATTCTAATCTCTTTAACGCACTTTATAAAAAATGTTGTTTCATTATAAATGAAACTTAACGCTACCAATAGAAATACGATCAAGGCTATCGTCATCATCATCACAATATTGTGTGTTCTCACAATGTTCAGTACCAGTGGGTACCAGGGCAAAGAAGTCGAAATAGAAACCGTCAATACGGGTTCGCTTTTCGATGTTCCATCGACCGAAGAATGTTTGAGTAGTGCCTACTACTCCGACAGTAAAGGTGGTGTATGTGACGGACAAAAACTTGTTCGGGAACAAGCGGGGTATAAGATGAAGTAAAATCTCCAGTATATATAAATGGCTTTAGTGACTAGCCAATCCACTTTACCCGATTTCGAACACGAGTATCATACAGTCATAGTTGATACCGTTGATGATTCTTCAAAGCAAAAATTTACCTCGTACTTCCCAACACCACTTGAAAATATAGTCCAGGTTCAATTAATGGCGGCCCATATTAATGGTCACGATGCGAGTAATTTCATTCATCTTAAAATTGATGAGTTAAGAACTATTTTTTCTCAAAGAGGAAAAACAGATCTCGAAACGGGTGGTGATAATATGATTAACGGTGTTTTCGGAACCCTCGTAACAGACGGGACATCTCGACTCGTTTTTAAAAATGAATACCAAGTTATTCAACAATATTATAACCCAATTCGTAAACTCGATAGAATAACTGTAGACGTATTAAAGGAAACAGGAGCCGCGGCAGTGTATTCAGGGGGTTCACAAGAAACCTGTTTAATATTTAGATTCATTTGCAAAAAAAGAAATTTAGCCCATTAATTATGTCAGGGCGTTGTACACTTGTATTTTTAACCTTTTCTTATTATAAATGTCATCTGGTATTGTTCAACTTATAGCAATTGGTGCTCAAGACGAACACATTATGGGAGAACCAGAAATATCTTTTTTTACGTCAACGTTTAAACGACATTCTAACTTTTCACAATCTATTGAAGAACAAACTATTCAGGGAGATGTGAAAGCGAATTCTATGTCATCTATTCGTTTTGATCGAACAGGCGATATGTTAGGATACAGTTATATTAGTGTGTATGATGCTGCTAATAGAGCAACATCTACAAATGATTGGTCTAATTTCATTGATAAAGTAGAACTTTTTATTGGTGGTCAATTAATAGATACACAGGATTCTATTTTTACAGAAAAAATAGCTATAGATACAATGGCGAAAAATGTATCTAATTCGGCTTTAGGTGTACATCCAGGTACTAGTGGTGAATCATATTTTTATCCACTACGATTCTTTTTCTGTGAAAGTCCACAATATGCTTTACCCATAGTGGCTTTACAGTACCATAACGTCGAATTACGTATACATTGGGGGCCAGGTGTATCTACCTATAATTTTCAGTTTCATTCAAATTATTATTACCTTGATAATGAAGAACGAGGTAATTTAGTATCCAGGAAACACGATTTACTTATTACACAAGTTCAGAAAAGTGTTCCTTCAAAAGAAGTTGTTCAAGAACTTATGTTCAACCACCCAGTCAAATATATTGCGTCTTCGGATACAACGACCGAAGGGGCATTAACATCAACAACCAATAAAATAAAGATTGAAATAAATGGTTTAGATTTGAGTAATTTTAAAACTGGACGCCCTCATTTTATGGATATATCGAACTATTACCATACCAACGCTGTTACGTCCCCTGATTTTTTCTTGTACTGTTTTTGCTTATCGACGAATTCTATTCAGCCATCAGGGACACTTAATTTCAGTAGATTAAATTCAATTAAAATTATAAGCAAGTCTGATACAATTGATCATCCCGTGTACGCGGTTAACTATAATATACTTCGTATTGAAAATGGTATGGCTGGTATCGTTTATGCAAATTAAAATACACATCTATCTTAAATGGGTCAACAATTTCTAAATATTAAATCTACAAAAATTAGAGTTGGGCAGTATACTAATAATACACAGGGTGAAAATTCAATTGTATTAAATGCAAGTAATAATATCATAAATACTATTACACCTAATTCTACATATATATCACCAATACGTTTAAAAACTGTAGAAGAAACTACGTTTATAGGATATAATAGAGATACAAAGGAAATTATAGACACAGGTATAAAAACGAATTTACTCAATTGTTCATCTCCGAATGCAGTGTCTAACATTATAGAATTTACAAATGCATCAAAGATAGATTATATACAGAGTGAAATATCAGGTTTCAAGAATAGAATTTATAAATTGGAAAATGAAACATATATAGATGATTTTAATAAAAGTATTATCGATGTAAAAAAACGAATAATAGACTATTCTCCCGAAATTGCATCTATAAAAAATAGTATATCTATA